ACTCGGTCAGTTCGTACTTCAATATCCTGTTGATTAAGAACAACGGTCAAACCTAATGGCTAAAGAAATTTGGGATAAGGAGCGCCCTAAAGGGCTAGGCAAACCAAAGAAGCTAAGCTCTGCCAAGAAAGCCTCAGCTAAAGCTGCAGCGAAGAAAGCAGGGCGACCTTACCCGAATCTCGTTGATAACATGCGGGCAGCTAAGAGTAAAAAATGACCACTTCAGGCACAGCGACTTGGACTCCTGATTTTGCCGAAATCATCGAAGAAGCCTTTGAGAGAGTCGGGGTTGAGGTACGCACGGGTTATCAGTTCAAAACGGCGAGGCGCAGCCTCAATTTGCTGTTTCAAGAATGGGCTTCGCGTGGTCTAAACCTATGGACAATCGAACAGGGTTCTTTGAATTTGAGCGTGGGCGTAAGCAATTACCCTCTCCCTGCAGACACCATAGACCTGATTGAAACCGTTGTACGGCAGAATGATGGCAATCCCACCACGCAAGTTGATCTACAGATAGCTAGAATCAGTGTCTCTACCTATGCCACAATCCCCAACAAATTGGCTACAGGCAGACCCATTCAGATTTTTGTAGACCGCCAAACGGATGCACCGATAGCGAGAATCTGGCCTGCTCCAAATATAGACGGGTACAAGCTGGTGTATTGGAAACTCCGTAGAATGGATGATACCGGTTCTGCGGGTACGAATACCGCCGATATGCCATTCAGATTTGTTCCCGCTTTGATCGCTGGGTTGGCTTATTATCTGTCCATCAAGACTCCTGAAGCTGAAGGTCGAATCCCGATGTTGAAACAGATATATGACGAAGCCTTCCAGTTAGCCGCAGATGAAGATAGGCAGAGGGTTAGCGTTAGGTTCGTGCCGGGGATCAGTCATGTAGGAGGCGGAGGCTGGTAAATGGCGACTAGGTTTGCTAGTGAGAAAAAAGCCTTTGGATATTGCGATCGTTGCGCCTTTCGCTACCCACTGAAAAAGCTCAAGCAGTATGTGGTTTTCGGCAAGATCATCAATCAGAGAGTTTGCCCTACCTGTTGGGAAATAGACCACCCGCAAAATTGGGTCGGAGTTATAGGCGCACAGAAGGTAGCTAACGATCCGCAGGCACTGCGTAATCCAAGACCCGATACCAATTTGAACGATTCCAGAGGGTTATTTGCATGGAATCCTATCGCTTCACAACAGGCCGATTTTACGCTTAACAGCGTTTTTGTTACAATTAGCTAGAGGTTACAGATGAAACACGAAGACGTTTCTCAGGATAAGAAAATGATTAAGAAGGCCGTGCGTATGCACGACGACCAACTACACGAAGGAAAAAAGACACGCCTAAAGGGTCTCAAGAAAGGTGGAGTCACCTCTGCTGAAATGAAAAAGATGGGCCGGAATAGGGCTCGTGCCAAGAACCAAAAGAGTAAGTAATCATGAGTACACGTAAAACGGGCGGTACCGCCGAAAAAGTCCCGACTCCAAACACCGCTGGCTACCCAAATGAGAAACCCAACACTCAGACCGTAAAAGTACGCGGCACGGGTGCAGCCGTCAAAGGCGATAAGTCTTCTACCAAGCTGGGTTAAAAAGTTAAGGGATATTTGACATGAGCCTGACGTACCAGCAGCTTTACGATGCCATTCAGCAATATAGTGAAGTTGACGAGCCCACGTTCAACGCAAACATCCCTAACTTTGTAAAGAATACAGAGCTACTGGTCAACAACACCGTTCAACTCCCAGCATTCAGACGTAATGTTACGGGCGAAGCCACTCAGTTGTTTCAGTACCTCAACATGCCATCAGACTTTTTGTCTGTGTTTTCAATGGCAACCATTGACGCTAGCGGTAACTACACTTACCTCCTGCAGAAAGATGTGAACTACATCCGTGAAGCCTACCCGTTTCCAACGGCTATCGGTGAGCCAAAATACTACGGTCTGTTTAGTTCTACTGCGTTTATTCTAGGCCCGACTCCAGACGTGAATTACACGATGGAGCTTCATTACTACGCGGCTCCGCAGTCTATTGTTGACGCAGGGACTAGCTGGTTGGGCCAGAACTACCCCTCTGTGCTGTTATGGGGCTCTTTGGTAGAAGCCTCTGTCTTTTTGAAAGGCGAAGCGGATATGACGCAGAACTACCAGAACAAGTATAATGAAGCGATGATGTTGCTCAAGCAGCTTGGAGATGGTAAGAACCGCGAAGACAATTTCAGAACAACCCAAGTTAGAGATCAAGTCGTATGAACGAAGAAAACGAAGCGAACCAGAATATAGAATTTACCCTCAATAGTGTCGCTGTAATGGCAGATCACTTTGAGCCTGACGCAGAATTTGAAATTTCCGAAGAGGTATAAATCATGGCTATTACACAGGCTCTTGCCTCGTCGTTCAAAAGTGAGGTTCTACAAGGCATTCATAACTTCGCCGCTGCGGGTGGCGATACCTTCAAACTTGCTCTTTACACTTCGGCAGCTAACCTAGACTCCACGACTACGGTCTATACGACTTCTGGGGAATCTTCAGGACCGGGATATACGGCGGGTGGGGAGACGCTGACTAATGTAGGGGTGAGTCTCTCGGGCACCACCGCATTTCTGGATTTTGATGATGTGACGTGGACCTCTGCTTCTATCTCTGCGGCGGGCGCTCTGATTTACAATTCTACTGATTCCAATAAGGCAGTAGCGATTCTGAGCTTCGGAGGGACGTACACATCCACTAACGGTAATTTCGCGGTCACGTTCCCTGCAGCTACGTCTAGTACGGCCCTTATCATTTTGAACTAACCTAAACGCACAAGGGGCAGCGACAACTGCCCCGAAGTGCTACACCACCAATCTGAGAAGGAGATTGAAGATGCAAAACGATACTATCATCATAGAAAATGCAGCGCAACTACTTGACTATGACCCAGAAACGGGGGAGATGGTGTGGAAAGTCCGCAAAAAAGGAAGTCGCGGGCGGGGTAAAAAAGCCGGCCACGCCAGTCACGGCTATATCGTAGTAGGGTTAACCGGGAAGCGCTTATTCGGGCATAGGATAGCGTGGTTTTTACATTATGGGAATTTACCAGAACAGCAGATAGACCACAAAGACAGAGATCGCTCAAACAATAAAATAGACAACCTGCGAATAGCCGAGAATAATTGGTTCGATAATCATCAGAATAGGTCGCTACCGTCAAACAACACTTCCGGTGTAATAGGCGTAAAATGGCATAAAGTTAGTGGCAAATGGGTGGCGCAGATACAGGTCAATAAGAAACAGATACATTTAGGGCTTTTTGAATCTTTTGAAGACGCAGTTGCCGCACGTAGAGCCGCTGAGTTAAAATATTTTACGTTTGCTAATCCATAGAGGATAGACACCATGCCTAAGATGCAAAATCGGGTCCAAGAGACCACTACTACTGGCGGTACCGGCACGATTACTTTGGCTGGTGCTGTTACTGGGTACATTACATTTGCTGCGGGATTCACTACGGGCGATGTGCTCTTTTACACTATAGATAATGGCATTGGCGAGTGGGAAATTGGCATAGGTACCCTTGTTACTACAGGTACACTATCTCGTACTACGGTCATCGCCTCGTCTAATAGCGGTGCGCTAGTCAACTTTTCTTCTGGTACTAAACGAGTATTTTGCTCCGCGCCTACGCGCTCACTGGTCCCCGACCAAGACAGCAAAAGCGGCTACGTCCTCACTACAGACGGCACGAACCCAAGCTGGACTCAGACGCTAAACAGCGTCAACATCGGCAACACAACCGCAGGCACAGGCGCATTCACTACGCTCTCAGCCTCCTCTACCGTCTCCGGTACGGGCTTTAGTAACTACCTCGCTTCACCCCCGGCTATCGGCGGCTCATCCCCTGCGGCGGGTTCCTTTACCACCCTCACTACCTCCAGCACGGTCACACTCAACGGCGGCACCGCCAACGGTGTGGGTTATCTGAATGCCTCCAAAGTCCTGACCACGGGGACGGCGCTGGTATTTGATGGGGCGAATTTGGGGATTGGGTTGGGTGGGGTTACACCAACGCTTAGACTTCAAGTAAACGGGACTGTAGGTTTTGGCACTAGTAACGCTCCCGGTGCCAACGGAAGCGGGTTAGCCATTTATGCAAGTGACTTTCCAAGGTTGACGCTAAGGAATTCATCTACAGGAGATACTACTTCCGATGGGTTCCAACTCTATCTGGTTGGAAATGATGTTTCATATAACAATCTTGAGACTGGATACCAACGATGGTTGGTTGGTAACGCAGAAGCGATGCGTATCGACTCCTCCGGCAACGTGGGGATTGGGACGAGTATTCCCAATACAGCAACTCGATTACATGTAGCAAATTCCAACATTGG